ACGAAACTGATAAATGTTCATATTTTATTTGTCATACTAAAGCACCAACTGAAGATAGAAACTTGGAAACTAGAAGAAAAGAAATGTTGCAAGAGTTAAAAACTTTAGAAAATGCAATAGAAAAAGCAGTCAAATATAAAGAAAAAAATAAAAAATGGCCTTGGCATATTGAAGCCTTTTTAGGTCAAAACGTTAAAGATAAAGAAAAAAACTTTTTATCTATTAACGAAATATAATTTTTCTGAATATGTGGCCGAAATCGCTTGACTTTTTCGGCCACTTATGTTAGATTAGGAATTGCGGACATAGTATAAAAGTATTATTCTAACTTTCCAAGTTAGAGAAATTGGGGCAGTACCAGTTGTCCGCTCCATATATTATGAAATACAACGAAGATAAAATTGTAAAAGAAATACTAGACTATATCAAATCAACTTATGGTCAGCATTATTCAACAGGCCAAGACGGCTTTCAAGTACAAGATTTATTTAAAACACTAAATATTGGAAAAGATTTTTGCCACGCTAATGCAATTAAGTATTTGTGTAGGTATGGTAAGAAAAACGGATATAACCGTGCTGACTTGCTTAAAGCGGCACATTATGTTATACTATTATTAAACTATGATAAGGAGAAAGTGAAATGAACCTAAGCACAGATACACTGGCCATATTAAAGAATTTTAGCGAGATTAACGATAATATTCTTTTTAAACCAGGCAGTAAGTTAAATACAATATCTGCTATGAAAAATATATTAGCAGAAGCAACAATCACAGAAAAATTTGATACTGAATTTGGTATATACAGTTTATCAGAATTTTTAAGAGCAGTAGAATTAGGGGAAAAGCCTGCTGTTAAAGTTAATGGCGCCAACTATGCCGTTATTTCTGATGAGAAATCAAAACAAACAATTAAGTATTTCTTTGCTGATAAATCAGTTATTGTTACACCTCAAAAAGGTATCAGTATGCCTGATAAGACAGTAACATTTACATTAAAGAAAGATGACTTTGCTAAAATACAAAAGGCAGCTACAACACTAAATTTACCAGACATAGCAATTAAAGGTAATGGTAAGACTATATCTTTTGTTGCAACTGATAAAAAGAATAAATCTTCAAATGATTATTCTCTTAATATTGGTGAAACAGATAAAGAGTTTACAGCTTACTTTAAATCTGAAAACTTTAAAATGATTTCTGATGATTATGATGTGGCAATTTCTAAAGCCAAAGTAAGTCATTTTATAAACAGAAGTAAACCAGTTCAATACTGGATCGCATTAGAACCAGACTCGGAGTTCTAATATGAATAAACCTGTTGTAATGACACCAGAGGAGGAAGATCGCAATGCTAACGTTACCAGGTCTTTTGATGGCACAGTTAATTCAGAAGAAACACCTGTTAAAGTTATAATGAAAGAATTTCATAACGTTACGAGTGAGTTCACTTATTTACCTTTACCATCAGAAATAATCAAACATTTTGGTTCAATGGAAAATTTTGAAAAATGTTTTTCAGAAACAGATGGTGAATATAAACTTTGGGAATTTCTAAGTGAAATTGGCCATAGTGATAGGTATGATGATTGGGTTTCAGACCGTAAAGGTGGTTATGAAAGTGAATATGAATTGATTAAAAATGATTAACTTGGATTTTATATTATGTCAGATTTTTTGTGGGTTGAAAAGTATCGACCTAAAAGAATAGAAGATTGTATTTTATCGGAAGATTTAAAAAGTACTTTCTTAGAGTTTGTTAAGAAAAAAGAAATACCTAATCTATTATTATCAGGCACACCAGGAACAGGTAAGACTACCGTGGCTCGTGCTCTATGTGAAGAAATAGGTGTAGATTATATTATCATAAATGGTTCTGATGAAGGCCGTCAGATTGATACATTAAGAAACAAAATTAAAAACTTTGCTTCTACCATTTCACTTACTAAAGAAGCCAATCATAAAGTTGTAATCATAGACGAGGCCGATTATATGAACGCTGAATCTGTACAACCTGCGTTAAGAAATTTTATTGAAACGTTTTTTAATAATTGTAGATTTATCTTTACTTGTAATTTCAAAAGCAGAATTATAGAAGCATTACATAGTCGTTGTACTGTTATCGATTTCAAAATTACAAATGGTCAAAAAGTTAAAACGGCCGCAAAATTAATGAATAGATTATCTATTATATTAAAAGATGAAGGCATAGAATTTGATAAAAATGTATTAGCAGAAGTTATACAAAAACATTATCCTGATTTTAGAAGAACCATAAATGAATTACAAAGATATTCTGTTCGTGGTAAAATAGACAGTGGTATTCTTTTTAGTTTAAAAGAAGAAAACTATAAAGACCTTGTCGTTAAATTAAAAGACAAAGACTTTAATGGTATGAGAAAATGGGTCTCACAAAACCTAGATCACGGGCCAACTCATTTATTTAAAGAAATTTACGATCTTCTTTATTTACATTTAGATCCTAAATCTATACCACAAGCAGTTTTAATTATTGCTGGTTATCAATACAAAGCAGCCTTTGTTGCTGATCAAGAAATCAATATGGTAGCTTGTCTTACTGAAGTAATGGCCGGTTGTAAATTCAAATGATGTGGTCTAATGATGAATTAAATATTATCAATACGTTAAATAACAACGTAGATATTTTTAAAGAGGAAAACTTAATATACAATGGTAAAAATTATTCTAGTTACGATGCCTATAATAATAATTATACTTGTGAAATAAAAAAAAGAAATTTTGAGAGTTTTCATAATTATGCTACAGAAGGTTTAATATTAGAAAGAAAAAAATATCAAAAATTATTAGAAAAGTCTAAACAAAATAATACACAAGCTTTATATGTAAATTTATTTACCGATAATGTAATTTTTGTTTGGAATTTGACTAAACTAACCTTAGACAATTATAATTTTAATTGGCACAATATGAAAATGAATAAAGCTACATTTGATTCAAAGTACAACAAAATAGATAAAGAAATATGTTTATTAAAAAAAGAGATTACTATTAACTTATGTACGAATTAAAAGACTATCTAAAGGCCATTAACGAAACAAGTGAACCACTACTTGACAGTGATGACTCTCTATGGGAAAAGAAGTACCCACCTTACGTTATTAATCGTTGTCTTTCTATGTTTTGGGACACACTAATGCCGGCCAATGAAATGAATGGTTTACATTTTCTTCCTAAAAAAGTACAATTTCATTTTTTAATAAATAGTGTAAGAAAAAAGAAGCGATTTGGTGGCAAGTGGTTATCACAGGCCAAATTGAAAGACTTAGAGTATGTAAAACAGTATTATGGATATAGTAATGAAAAGGCGAGAGAAGCACTAACAATACTATCCAAAGAACAGATTGAACATATTAAGAGCAAACTTTATAAGGGTGGGAGAAATTAATGAGTGAGAGCATTAAATGGTCAATACAGGATATGTTAGAGGTAACTATCAAACAGCCTGATGACTTTTTAAAAGTAAGAGAAACACTTACAAGAATAGGTGTGGCGTCCAGAAAAGATAAGACTTTATTTCAGTCTTGCCATATTCTACATAAACAAGGTAAATATTACATAGTGCATTTTAAAGAGCTCTTTGCTTTAGATGGCAAACTTGCTACACTATCAGAAAACGATATTCAAAGAAGAAATACAATTGCAATTTTACTACAAGATTGGGCATTAATAGATATAGTGCAAAAAGAAAAGGCCGAAAACAAAGCACCTTTAAGTCAAATTAAAGTATTACCATTCAAAGAAAAAAAAGAATGGACGTTATCGGCTAAATATAACATTGGTAAAAAGATTACAAAAGATGATGAAACAACAGGTGAGTAAATGCAAGTTCCAAAGTTTAGAGATTTTTTAAACGAGGCTAAAAAACCTAAAGACAACGAACCTATTACGGTGGCTGTCATCACAAAATCTTCGCCTAAAGTAAGACAACAGAAAACAGGCAATCGTAAAGTTAAAAAAGAAATCACTGTTAGTTTTATACAAAGGTCTTGTAAAAAAAGAAAAATACCTTGTTTTATAATTAACACTAAACACTCAATCATTACAGATAAAGACGAAGAAAAAAATTCATTAACCATTTATAACTATGATGGTGAAGATGGTGAACATACTTTCATAGGTAAAAACACTGTTGTAATTACACGAGCAGGCGCTATTGAAGATGAAGCAGGCCTTTCTTTAATATCTGCCTTTCAAAACTCTGGTGCCTTTATGTTAAACACAAGGTCATCAATGTTAAACTGTGATAATAAACTTACATCAGCATTGTTGTTTGAAAAGTTTAATATACCTACACCAAAGACTGCCTTTGTATCTAATGAAAAGAATATAGACAGTGCATTAAAAATTATAGGTAATAAATTTCCGGTTGTAGTAAAAACATTAACAGGCACACAAGGTATTGGTGTAGTAAAAGTTGATAGTTATGATTCACTCATATCAGTAGTACAAGCTTTATTTAAACACGATGCCGAGTTACTGATACAAGAGTATATGCCAACAGATTATGATATAAGAACCTTTGTTGTTGATAATAAAATATTTGCTTGTACAAAAAGAGTAAAAGCAAAAGGTGAATTTAGATCAAACGTACATAGAGGAGCTGTTGCAGAACCATATAAACTATCAGATGAAGAAATTGAAATAGTATTGAGAACGGCCAGATCATCTAAAGCTTATATTGTAGGTGTAGACCATATTATATATAAAGATAAAATTTATGTATTAGAAGTCAATGGTTCGCCAGGAACAGGCGCTGATTATGAGGGATATACTTATGAAGATTACGCTGACACACCTAATACAACAGGTCCTATTAAAGGAAAACAGTTAGTAGATAATATAATAGAATACATTAACGATAGGGAAAATTGGGACCGTCAATCTATTATAGAAGTGGGTTATATTGAAACATTAGAATTAGATGGTGTAGGTTTAATTAGAGCAAAATTAGATACAGGTAATGGTGCTGAAGTCAGTGCATTACACGCTGAAGAAATAGATATTAAAGACGGTAAAGTTTCTTGGAAATATGATGGTAAAAAACACACAAGTAAACTGATTCGTAAAGTAAAAATTTTTAGAGCAAATACAGATGATGTTGATGGCGAAGAAAGGCCAGTTGTAAAAATAGATGTAACATTTAATGGGTTTGTTTATAAAGAAGTAGAATTTGGTTTAGATGAAAGAATTAGATCACGTAATGACGTGTTGTTAAATAGAGATATGATACGAAAATTTAACGCCTCGGTAAATCCAAACCGAGAATTTGTATTAAGTAGAAGAATCAAACCTATTGACAAAAAGTAAATAATGTAGTATAGTAAGGACATATTATGAGCGATTTGAAAATATTTAGATTAACAACAGGTGAAGATGTTATTGGTATTAAACAAGATACCTGTAATACAGAAGTGATAGACATAAAACAACCATTTGTGATTGTACCAATGCAATCAAAACCAGGTGGGCCTGTTTCACTAGCACTTACACCATATATGCCTTATGCTGAAGAAGATACTGTTTCAATTAAAAGAAACAATGTCGTAGCAGAGGTCAACCCAAAAACAGAAATAGGAAATTCATATCATCAGCATTTAGGAACAGGTATTGTACAATTTAAAAAACCTAAACTTATAATTGACTGATGGTAACAATATACTTTGTAAGAAACGGCTCTAAAATTAGAGTTGAAGTGCCTATTGGCCGTTCTGTAATGGAAGCAGCAACACGATTTAGTCAAGTTTCTATACCTGAAATACCTGCTGACTGTTATGGTTGTTGTGCTTGTGCTACTTGCCATATTTATGTTGATGAAAAATGGATTGACAAACTGCCAAAAATAAACGAGAATATGGCAGAATTAGAATTATTAGAATACGAAAAAGGTTATAAAGAAGGCGTGAGTAGATTAGGTTGTCAAATCTTTTTAACAAAAGAGCTTGATGGTTTAATAGTACACTTGAAAGATAATAAAAATGAACTTCTATAAATCAGTTATTGAATTTAAAGGTAAACTTCTTGTAAGAGGCATACACGAAGGCCAAGAATATAAAGACAAAATAGATTTTGCTCCAACATTATATTCACTAACACAAAAAGAAACAGATTATAAAACTTTACAAGGTCAGTTTCTCAAACCTATTAAGTTTAAAACTATTGACGATGCTCGTAAATTTAAGAGAGATTTAGCCACAGAAAATTCGCCAATTTATGGTTTAGAAAGATATCATTATCAATATATCAGTAAAGAATATCCTGAAGAAATAGGGGGGGATAAAAAGTTTATAAAAATATTTACATTAGATATAGAAACTGCCTGTGAAAGTGGCTTTCCTGATGTAGAAAATCCTATAGAAGAAATACTTTGTATTACAGTAAAAAATCAAAACAATAAACAAATCATTACTTGGGGTGTTGGCGATTATAAAACGAACAGGCCAGACATTACTTACGTTAAATGTAAAGATGAAAAACAATTAATGTTTGAGTTTATGAATTTCTGGATGAAAAACTATCCTGATGTTATCACAGGTTGGAATACTAAATTCTTTGACTTACCTTATCTGATGAACAGAATTATATTAATTGCTGGTGATAAGGTTGCAAATAAAATATCTCCTTGGGGGTTATTTCAAAGAGAAACTATTTTAGTAAGAGGCCGACCTCAAACAGTTTATGATATAAAAGGTATTACAAATTTAGATTATTTAGACCTATATCAATGGTTTATTCCTACGAGACAAGAAAGTTATAAACTAGATTTCATTGGCGAATTAGAACTTGGTCGTGGTAAAGATGAAATGAAACACGATACATTTAAAGATTGGTACACAAAAGACTTTCAATCATTTGTTGATTACAATATACAAGACGTGGAAATTGTTGATGCTTTAGAAGATAAACTTGGCCTGATTGATTTATCATTAACAGTTGCGTATGAATCTAAAGTAAATTATGGCGACATCTTTTCACAAGTGCGAGTATGGGACACACTGATAGCAAATCATTTATTAAAGAAAAACATTTGTGTGCCACCAAGAGAAGATAATGTAAAGAATGAAAAGTATGAAGGCGCTTATGTAAAAGAACCACAACTTGGTATGCACAAGTGGATTGTTTCGTTTGATATTAACTCACTATATCCACATATCATTATACAATATAACATATCACCAGAAAAAATTATTGGTGAGAAGCCATCAGGTATTTCAGTAAATAAAATGTTAAATCAATCTACGCCTCTTGCATATCTCAAAACTGATGGCGTTTGTATTACACCTAACGGTGCTTTATTTAAAACTGACAGTCAAGGTTTTTTACCTGAAATGATGGAAACAATGTATAACGAGCGTGTCATTTATAAAAATCGTATGTTAAAAGCAAAAAAAGAATATGAACAAACTAAAAATCCTGAGCTGATAAAAGAAATATCTCGTTGTCATAATATTCAGTGGGCAAGAAAGATTGCTCTAAACTCCGCTTATGGTGCAGTTGGCAATCAATACTTTAGATATTATGATGTAAGACAGGCCAGTGCAATTACTACAGCAGGCCAGTTTATCATTCGTTTTATAGAAGAAAAGGTAAACGGTTATCTTAACAACATACTAAAGACACACGACAAAGTAGATTACATTGTGGCTTCAGATACAGATTCAATTTATGTTACACTTGATAAACTTGTAGAACACACTTGCAAGAATAAAACAGATGACCAGATATGTAACTTTATAGACAAAGTAGTCAACATTAGAATAGAACCATTTTTAAATAAATGTTTTGAAGAACTTGCAGATTATACAAACGCATTTAAAAATTGTATGGTGATGAAACGAGAAGTAATCGCCAACAAAGGTATATGGGTTGCAAAGAAAAGATATATGTTAAATGTATTAGATGAAGAAGGCGTAAGACTTTCTGAAACTAAACTAAAAATTATGGGTATTGAGGCAGTTAAATCATCAACACCTAAAGTTTGTAGAGGTAGAATTAAAAAGGCCATAGAAATTGTAATGAATAAAGACGAAGATACATTACAGAAGTTTATTGCTGATTTTAAGAAAGAGTTTTTTAATATGTCGGCTGAAGAAATATCTTTTCCTAGGTCTTGTAATAATATGAAGAAATATAAAGACAGTAATAATATTTTTATTAAAGGTACACCAATACACGTCAAAGGCGCTTTGATATATAATCATCAAATCAAACAATTTAAATTGTCTAACAAATATCCATTCATACAAGAAGGTGACAAGATTAAGTTTCTTAAATTGATAGAGGCCAACCCTTTTAAGTTTGATGTTATTAGTTAT